GGGACCGGCCAGCCACTCGCGCACCTTCGCGAGGCGCTGCTCGGCGCTCGCGGTGTGCTTGATCTTGATGCAGTCGCCGTTCAGTTCGCGCATGGCGATCGCGTGCGTGTTCGCGCACACGACGCGTGTCGCGATCGAACCGATGGTGAGGCTCATGCTCAGGTCGTGCGCTCCACCGATGAACAGGTAGGGCTTGACCTTGTCGTCGGCGGCGGCGTAGATCGTGCCCATGTCCACGAGGAACCACACCTTGCGGCCACCCCTGATGGATCCGGCGGTCTCCACTGCGCGATCGCTGAAGTTGCTGATCTCATAGGCAAGATCCGCGATCTCCGCATTCTGGATCGGCGTGTAGCCGTCCTTGCACGCAGCGAACGCCTCGCCGGTGTCGCTGCGGACCACGAGCCGGTTGTCGCCGCCGTCCACGGTGCTGCCATCGTTCAGGGTCGCGATGACCGGCGCCACCTCCACCTTCCACTCCAGCCGCGCCGTCTTGAGCGCCGTGATGGCGTCGGTTCGGGTGGGGAGCACGGTGCCGAGCCCGTGCCAAGCGGGCGTGCCAGCCAGCATGATGTGATCCGTTGCCTCGATGTGATGTGCCATTGCAGTGTTTCCAATCTGCCCCTGCGGGGCTGGGTTGAGTGATGTCAAGACTCGACGGTGAGCCTCGATGCTGTACCATACACCGTGTATCGTACAGTTCAAGATCTAACTGGACAATTTCCAGCAGATTCTTGGGAGGCCACCCCCGGAGGGGTGGCGACCCAAGCGCCCGCCGGTCATGAGGGCTCCGGCTGCACGCCGAACCGGTGGTAGCAGAGGCGCTTCAGAACTTCGCGCAGGGTGCGCGTTTCCTCGTCGATCGTCTGCCTCAGGTACTTGACCTGATCATGCAGCCACAGGTCCGTTTCGCGCTCGGTTGCCTGCACGAACGCCAGTGCCGCCTTGGCGTGCGTCAGGTTCACGGCGGCGTTGCGGAACTTCGGGTACAGGTCGGGGTCAACCTCCGAACGGTCATCGGCAACGTATGCGTCGAAGGTGCTGCCCACGAACATGAGCACGGTGGACTGGCGATCGGTCCTGCTGGGGATGAACGCCAGATTCTCAATGATGCAGATGATCTGCTCGGTGCGGGCGGTGTTGTAATTCCGAGGAAGCGACATGGGTGTTTCCAATCTGGGCCTGTGGCCCGGGGGTTTAGTGATCCTGCGACGGTGCAGGGGATCGGGGCGCGACTGCCGTGCGCCCGTCACCCTTGGATCGTCAGATCGCGACGCTGAAGAAATCAGCCAGCGCGGTGTAGTCCTTCCAAGTTCCAAGCACATCGCCGCTCTTCTCCATCTGCGCCCACATCCGCGCATCCACACAGAACCAGCCCTTGTTAAATCCCTCAAGCGTTGCAGAGATGATCGGCGCGCCCTTGCGGGTCTTCCACCATCGCGCCCTTAGTCCCGCGTTGCGAAACGTTGCAACCTTGTAGTCGTCGCGCGTCAGTTTCATCGGTCAGTCCCTTCGGGTAAGTGTGTAGTGAATCCTGCGACGGTGCAGGCCGTCCCGCCCCCGGAGGGGCGGTGGGGCGTGAACCGTCAGTCGGTGCAGAGGATGGCGTAGACGCCGATTGCGAGAGAGATCAAGACGAACACGAGGGCGAGGGTGGTCATGGGTTGGTTCCTTTCTGGGTCAGGCGGCGGCGGTGTCGTGGCCGTATCGCGTGATCAGGTGTGCGCAGTATCGATCCAGCGCGACAACGGCGCGGGTGACGTTTGCATTGGCATTGGCAATGGCCGCAGCGTGGCCGCTGATGTAATTCTTGGCGCTGTAGACCTTGCGAAGGGCGATGACGCTGTCCCTGACTTCCTCAGCCAATTCACTCAGAACGCAGTATTCTGCGGCGTCGATCGCCCCGATCTGGGAGGCGAAGTTGGCCTGCGAGATGACCTTGGTCGCCCTGCGCCTCGCAGATTCCACGCGAATCTCATTCGGGCGCTCGTTCGAGCAAAGCGCATAGGAAGTGAACAGGTTGAAGTTGTCTGCGAGGATCTTGTGGATGTTGCGCTCGATGACTGGAATGATCTGAAGCATTGCGTGTCTCCTACTTTCTGCTGGCCTTGCCAGCCCTTGTTGCTGTGCCAGCCACGCGGCTGACCTGAGTACCATACACCATGTATCGTACAAGGCAAGTAGTTAACTTCAACAAACCATCCAGATTGTTGGCAATAAAGCCGTAAGTGGTTCGTTTCCCTTGTCTTATGTCATCCAAGAAATCTGTGCCGACCCGCATTCGGCGGGCAACAAAGGGGTGCTATGATGGCTGAAATGAGCGCCGATAACAACGTGCCAGCGCGACGCAAGGCAGGCAGGCCACGAAAGGCCGATGCTGCGACTATCGAAGCATGTAAAGAGCGGTGGCTACAAGAGTTCCGCACTCTGGGCTGGGCTGGCGCGTGCGAGGCTGCTGGCGTCGCGATCAGCACGCCGAGCAACTGGCGGGCGATCGATCCGGCCTTCAAGGCGAAGCACGACGCGCTCAATCCCACGATCGCGGACGGGCTGGAGCGCATGATCGAAGAGGTGCTGTCCGGCAAGCGCCAAATGGACAAGGTGCAGATGACCCTGCTGATCTTCCGGCTGAAGGCGCTGCGACCGGCCCTGTACCGGGAGCGGTGGAGCGTGGAGCACTCCGGCCCTGACGGTCAGCCCATCAAGGTCGAGACGAACGGCAACGCGCAGCGCGGCATGGATTTGCTCAACCAGTGGGGCGGACGCCTCGCCTCCAAGAACTGAGCAACCTAGCAGCACCCCTCCCCCCTGTGACCAAGCGCCCCCGACCTGAAGCACGCGCGTTCGTCACGATGCGCGAGCGGGTGCTGCGGGCTGCACCAGCCGAACAGGCTCACCTGCGTGCGGCGTTTGCAGGCTCATTCGCCGCATGGTGCGAGGCCACGGCGTGGACCTACCGGGTCAAGGACATCGACCCGGAGACTGGGCGCGAGGTACCGGCACCGCAGATGCACGTCCCCTTCACGCTCTGGCCCTGCCAAGTCGAGGCCAGCGAGGCCATCATCGACGCCATCGGCAAGGGCGAGGACTGCGTGATCCGCAAGAGCCGAGACATGGGCGCTTCGTGGCTTCTCGTGGGCATCGCAGCGTGGGGGTGGCTGTTCCACGGGTGGCAGACCCTGCTGGTCAGCCGCGTCGAGGATCTCGTGGACCGCACCGGCGACCCGGACACGCTGTTCTGGAAGGTGGACTACCTGCTAGCCGCCCAGCCCGAGTGGCTGCTACCGGCGTCACCCAAGGCGCTGGAGAAAGGCGGAGACCTGCGGCAGCACATGATGCTCCGGCATCCCACCAGCGGCGCCACCATCGCAGGGCAGGCGAGCACAGAGCACATCGGGCGCGGTGGACGCCGCACGCTCGTGGTCTTCGATGAGTTCGCAGCCCTCGACCACGCCGACGCGGCATGGCGCAGCGCGGCAGACTGCACGTCGTGCCGCATCGCGAACAGCACGCCCATCGGCGCAGGCACTGAGTACGCCCGCCTCGTCAGCGCCGCCCGGACGCAAGGGGCGCCCCGCCTGATCGAGTTGATGTACTGGCAGCACCCAGACAAGGGGGCCGGGCAGGAAGAGCGCGAGGACGTGGACGGCGCCATCACCGGCATGGCAGGCGCCCGGTACGTCTGGACGCCGTGGTTGCATGACCAGTTGAAGCGCCGCGACCGGATCGACCTGTGCCAGAACGTGTTCGCGGAGTCCATCGGCAGCGGGCAGGCGTTCTTCAGCAGCCACGCCGTCACCCAGCACCGGGAGGACCACGCCAAGGCGCCGGTCAGGGCCGAGTACGGCAAGGGCAAGATGATCCCCAGCCCCAGCGGCAGGTGGCGCATCTACGAGCAACCCAGCCGCGCGGCGGACTACGTTTGCTTCATCGACCCGGCGTATGGCACGGGCGCGGCCAATAGCGCCGTGTGCGTCATGGAGGCTGCGACCCGGACGGTCGTGGCGGAGTTCATCGACCCCAACATCGCCACCTACGATCTGGCGTTGGAGGTCGCTCAGGTGCTCCGGCGGTTCTACAAGGGGCGCGGACCGGCCTTGGTGGGGTGGGAGACGAACGGGCCCGGCGCCGCCTTGCAGCACGACTTTGAACGCGCCGAGTACCGCAACGTGTACCGGCAGAGGCAGGTGGGGACGAGGGCGGAGACGAGGACGATGCGGGTGGGGTGGACCAGCACCAAGCGCACCAAGAGGGCGCTGCTGGGCGGTCTGGCGAGGTCACTGGCGCAGGGCGAGGTGGTGGTGACCAGTGGCGACTGTCTGGACGAGATGCTGGAGTACATCGTGCTGGAGGACGGCAGCATCGAGGCGGGTTCGCGCAGGGACGAGTCGAGTGGCGCCCGGGAATCGCATGGCGACCGTGTGATAGCAGTCGCTGGCGCTCTTATGCTGTGCGACGAGGTGGGCGAGGCATTGGAGCCTCCCCCCGCATACGAGGAGGACACCTTGGGTGCTATCTTGAAACACGAGGAGATCATTCGTGGCGACTAAGCGCAAGCGCGGCCCCAGCCTGTCGGTGGGCCGTGGAGAGAAACTTTCGGTGAAGGCTGGCGGCGGGCTGACGGCAAAGGGACGCGCCAAGTACAACAGGGCGACCGGATCGAAGTTGAAGGCGCCCACGAAGGACAAGAACAACCCTCGACACAAGTCGTTCTGCGCGAGGAGCAAGTCATGGAAGGGTCCGCGAGGCAAGGCGGCGCGTAGAAGGTGGGGTTGCTGAGATGAAGAATTCCTTGGTGGGTAACATCAATCGTCGCAAGAAGTTATGAATCAGCAGGCCCAAGTCGAAGACGACGGTCAGCAAGAAGTCTTACGCCGCCATGAAGCGCGGCTGGAAGAGGAGCAAGTGATGCCGAAGGTCGGAAAGAAGAAGTTCCCCTACACGAAGAAGGGCAAGTCCGCCGCCAAGTCCTACGCCAAGAAGATGGGCAAGCCCGTCAAGAAGATGCGGGGCTATTGATGCCATTCAAGAGCAAGGCTCAGGCGCGGTACATGTTTGCGAACATGCCGAAGACGGCCAAGAAGTGGGCAAAGAAGACCAAGAGCATGAAGGGTCTTCCGGCCCGTGCGAAGAAGAAGAAGAAGGGCAAGAAGAAGGGCGGTAAGAAGTGCTGATCCGCGCAGGAAACAGAATCATTCCCTTGACTTCGATCGCCTATTGCGAGGTTGTCCGAAACGATGAAATCATCATTCACACGCTCACTGGGAATGTGTTGGTCGCTGCTGGGAGCGATGCTGAAGTCATCCAAGCGATGGTTGCTCGCATCCAAAAACCACAAACAGGAAAGAAGGCGCAAGGTGTACGGAAAGAAGAAGTCGAAGAAGGCCGGTAAGTCAAAGGGTGGATCCTGCTGCTCTCGCCGTGGCAATGGCGGCGGCATGGGCGGGGGCAAGGGTGGCGGCATGGGTGGTGGCAAGGGCGGCGGCTACAAGCGCTAAGTCATGCTCAAGGGCGACGTTACATCCATCCGGCAGGAGATTGACAACGCCGAGGATTTCCGCGACTCCCACTTGGAGCA